AAGCACCGAAAAAACAACAGCTACACTCGCGACTGGTGCGCCAGTCGGGGCGTCATTCGGAGCGTCAGTCGGTGAATCTAGCGCCGCTTTACAGCCGCTTATCATATCTGGTGATTCAACAAAAACTGATATATTGAAAAGGGTCACGGATACAATACAGAAAAATGCTTCTGTTTTATCGAAAAGGGTATCTGCCTCCGCCTCCGCCTCCGCCACCGCCACCGCCGCTGCCGCCGCCGCATCCGATTCATCCGTGTTTGCTCCACGTGGGGCAGAGGCGGGAGAAGCGGCCTATGGTTCCGATGAAGAAACACCGATCGCCATGACACCGCGCCCATCCGGAGCCGCAGCACGTGGGAGCCAGCCCATTATGTGGGCACCATCGTTGGCTCGCGACAGCGAATATATTCCGACAATCCGAGAGATGCGAACGCTTATTATCCAATCTCTCGACGTAGATACTTTCAGAACGTTACAGAATGGAACAATCGTCGATTCATTTTATAATCCGGAGAATGAAATGCGTGAAGCCGATATTATGCGACGATACTCCACCGCTGAAATCTCTCGAACACTCCCAAAACAAACCTTCGCAAGAATATGTAATGCGTATGAAAACTTCATCGCTTATCTCGATGATGACACCTCAGTTATCGACCATACATATCTGTGGGATATCATAAGTCGCCCCAACAAGAGATTGTTCAAGCACGGCAACAATATTATACTCCTTCATATTCCCGACGATGACATTACAAATAATGTTCAGGTCATTTGTCCGACCAACGCGTATTCAGGCGAAGTGTTTGACGTCAATCGAAAGACAATCATTATTATGAAGCGCGATAGTTATTATGAACCCATCTTTTTATTTGAAATCAAATCTAGCGGAGAATTCAACGTATTGGGGCGGTTCGCCTTGAAAAGTAAAACACTCCTCCCAAAAATGAAACACATCATAGAGACGGTTCGCGACTTGTATTTCGCATATTGTCGCCTACACGCAAGTCAGCCACGTGAATATAAATACAAGATGAATCTACCTGCATCAGCCATTTCGAAAATCCTGAGAGAAGCTGGTTTTACGATTCACGCACAAGTCATGAATTATAATGGTAAGGTGATCGGATTACAAATTTCGCAAACCATCAAGAAATTGGCACGACTTGACCCGTCGCAAGTTACAAAGAAGACGTATAAACGCACGTTTTTGAAGGGGGTCATTCCCACCGCTGTTTCAGCGCCTCTCGAACAAGACGGCGGCACCGGCACCGGCACCGGCACCGGCATCCCGACCGTTTTAATGAATGATGAGAGTTTGTGGGAAATGAGTTATCATGAAACCGTGAATTTCTTGAAAGAAGTCCAGCAACATGTAAAGAAAACGACGAAAAAAGAAATTTACTGTCTTCCAAGAGTAAAAGTCGTTGAAGAAGGCCTAATCGTCGGTGTTATTACAGAAACGAACCAGTTTCTACAAGTGAATGTCGAAAACGACCCTCAAATGAATTATAATGATGACCTACCTACGATTACAGAAGGGAATCATCTTCGGGCGGATGAAGTCGTAGAAACTACTCCGACCGATAAGATGGCGGATAAGACGCGCGAGAGATATGTTCGCAATATTCGCTTGGAGACGAATTTTTATAATGTATTCCGAAACACCGCACGAAATGTGTTGAACCGACCCGAGAATAAGGCGGTCAAGGATACTATCGAAACAATAATTGGGTCATCGTTTGTAATCTATAACAATAAACTGTCGCAAATCATCACCATCATGAAGAAGCTGCTATCAAAGCATGTTTCATTTATTCGGTATAGTAAAGATACGTTAAAGATGGTAGGCGAAGTATCTGGCTGTATTACAAGCGACGACGAAACATGCGGGAAAAAGAGTTACTGTCTGAAAGAGATGGGCGGAATGTGTAAGCTTTTACTACCTCAGCGTAATCTGATGTTGGCATATATCGATAATGAAGTGGCTTATTTCGGAAAATTGGCGGACGAAATGATTCGGTATGAGCGGGTTCGTTTGTTCATGTTCGAACCGATGAAATATCCGACATTCCAAGATATAAAATACAATCTCCGAGAGAATGAAATTATATTATTGGAAACTTTCATCACACAGGATTATTTTGAAAATATGGAACCAGCCGATGAGAATCCGTATATACACCAGACGAATTTTTATACGGTTGCGCCGAGTAATGCCGGGAATCGGGGTGTTCAGCATTATGACCCAACCTATCATAAAGAGTATGTCGAACGATATTTTGAATTAGAAACTGGTGTAAAGCGTGCGGCAAAAGTTCGACCTTCAACGTTGGCGAGGGTGGAGGAAGTGGAAGAGGCAGAAGCAGAGGCAGACGGAAAAGCCGGAGCCGGATTTGGTGCCGTAGGTGCCGCCGCTGGACCTGCTGAGATGGCACCGGATGTATTGCGTATTAACGAAATCGACCATGTTCTCGATTTTTGCCAAGAAGTTTCAAAGCGTAAAATCACGTTTAAATTGAGGAATGCCTTTTTTCCCAAGATGAATACATTTGAACTCATGTTTTCAAATGAAAGCAACGAATGTTCGTTCGACATCATGCTAACAATATTGCGTTCGATGGCACAAACCGCATCAAAATGCCCAAGTGGTCATTTATGTGTTGCCAAGACCAAGACCAGTTCTGGAGTCGTCGGCACACAAGAACTTGAACCAGAAGTGTGTGCGAAATGCCAAACAAATATCGGCATTGACCAATCCAATTTCGCTTGTCGACAGTGTAATTATTTCATGTGTGATAACTGTCGAACGCAACATCTAGACCAATACGCAAATATGACGGTCGCAGGATTAAAAGATATACTCGTGACAGAGTATACGAAACTTGCGAGGAATGGTTTAGAAAAGAAACTGACGATGATACTGAATGGATATGGTATGAAACAATATGCCGACATCATAAATGAAGGCCGAGCTACATTAGCACAAATCATTCAAAGCGAAAACTACTTTCTTACGAATTTTGATGTGTGGATTCTTGCGGTATATTTCAAGATACCGATGGTTTTTGTGTCACAGACATTATTAAGCGAAAATGGTAAGAGTTATATGGTATTATTCGGCGATGAAATGACCGATAGTTATTTCTTTATCCAGACATTTCATGTGGTTCAGGGTGTTCCATCACGTTTCGGATTGATTGAAATTCGACCAGATGAAATGACGTCAATATTGAAAATTCCTTTGAGTTTTGTATCTCCGGATTTACAAGAAGGCATTCGTCGCGAACACGATATACGTATTTCTCTCGAAGATTATATCCGTGAATTCAAGCTGTTGAATATAAAAAAAAAGAAACGAGTATTTACCATGATGGATAAACAAAATAAATAGAAGATATATAGGAAATAATGAATTCGCAAGTATATTTAACCGCAGATTTGGTTCATCGTAATTCTCAACAGCAGCTTCAGCTCCTTCAGCAGTTACAACAGCAACAACAGCAACAACAGCAACAACAGCAACAACAGCAACAACAGCAACAACAGCAACAACAGCAACAACAGCAACAACAGCAACAACAGCAACAGCAACAGCAAATAATAATAAACGACGTATTTGAAATTCCAGACGATACAGTCCCGGTTAGTATCCCGGTTGGCGTCCCTCTCAGCAATCTGAATGTTCAACCACCAACATCATTAGCGTTGGCAAATACCGCCAATATGAATTTCATAAAGACGATGAATCATAACGCGATGACTGATGTCATGAATCAACTTGCGACTCAAAAACAAAAAACACCGTCAATCGGAACAAAACAATCAGATGTGTCGTTACAGGTGCCGAAGAATGTTCCTGAAAAGCAACTGTCTCGTCCGGTTTCACCGTCTTCCGCAAAAAACACTAGCAAGCCATCTCAGACCACAACAGCGACAACGCCGCCGCCGACAACGAACGTGGTTGCCGCTGCCGCCGCACATTTAGCATCAATACCATTATCTGAAACGGGTATGAATGAAGGTAGCGGAGCAACAAAGAAAAAATATACAAGTAAAAATTCACTTAATAAAAAGGTTATCGTCGAAGAAGAAGACATAGATAGCGCAATCGACTACGATGACGATGATACCGAAATAAAAAAAACGAAACTCTCGTTGTTTCAATTCGCAAAAGATATCACATTCAATTTGATATTTGCGATTCCCTTTCTCCAAAAAGCGAGACTTCATGCGATGTTACGAGACTCAACATTAGCAATAAATCAAATTGAACGCATCTTTGATGAATTTAAAGACCGATTCACTCAGTTCGACCTTGAATCGATTAAGAAATATATATGCGAAGATGGAATACGTGACCAGCTTAATTTAATACTTGAAACCGGTTTTAATAAAATATTATCAGACGGTATTATCGACGTGAATGACGCACCACAGTTCAACCAGTTGGTGTATTACATAATAAAATCATTTAATGACATCAATCAAGGTAAGGTGTATCGATTTTATTTAAGCCGAGAGCATGTCATGCTTCTTCTTCATTTTGTATTGAAGTCAGTATTTTCACTTACTCTCAAAGGTCAAGAAGAACAAATGGCTTTAGGATTATTGGATACGAGTTTTCAGTTGGTTCAGTTGGAGGTATTGCCGATTGTATCGAAAAGGTGGTATCATCGATTTCGGATATGTAAGTCGGCGAAACAAATCGAAGATATCATCGAATAATATTTAGGAAAATCGGCGGCGGACGGCGCGCGTTTTTTTCGCCGAAAAAGAACTTAAAGATATTTTCTTTGTATAGTATGAGAATGAGAGTTCTCCTCCTTCATGTCGATGGAGTAAAGATTGTGATGTAATTTTTACATAACTCACAAATCAATTATCGTCACAAAAATATTGACCATTTTCATTTCGTAATCAACGTTATGGTCCGCCTTGTGATGATTATCATTTAAGGCAAATAGGTTGATTTGTGAATGTAAAAATCTATCCTATGATTTCATACCGGTGTAGCTCAGCGGCAGAGCGTCTCAAACGTCGTTTGTTACCTTTTTTACTATTTCCGAAAAGAAATGGTCCGATCTACGAATGATTATCGCCTTATAAGCGGAAGGTCGTAGGATCGAAACCTACCGCCGGTATTCAACTCTTTCAGTCATTTTAAAGAAGTGGCTTGTCGAGCTGGACATAAAACGCAGCAATGGTGTCGGCATAGCTTAACAGCACTCGCTCATTCACTCGCTTGCACGCTGCGTTTCTCACAAAAATACAGCAGCGAGCGAGTCAAGATATGGACTGCCGTCTTGAAGCAACTGTTGTCGATACCATTTAACTTTTACCTGTTTTTCATAAACAGGTCGTCGTAGTTCATTCTAAGGACGTTAAATAATTTTACCGGCATGGCGCAGAGGCAAGCGCGCGGGGCTCATAACTCCGAGGTCACTCGATCGAAACGAGTTGCCGGTATTTATCATCGCATCGGTGCTTCAGGCACTAGGGCAAAAACCTAACCTCCTTAGCTCAGAGGCAGAGCGCGAGGCTCATAACTTCGAGGTCTATCGGATCAAAACCATCAGGAGGTATTGTCAAGCTGGACGCTATAAACGCAGCACCTTATTTCAAACCACTTCCATGGCGGACGTTTTATCGTCTGACACCTACTTTACTGACGGCTTATCATCGTTGGTCCGAACGTCGGATGGTTATCTTCTTTATCATTAAAAGGACGGTGTGGGATCGATACCTACAGGTGGTAATTGTCAAGCTGGACGCTATAAACGTAGCAACTATTTTACCGACATGGCGCAGGGGAAGCGCGCGGGGCTCATAACTCCGAGGTCACTCGATCGAAACGGGTTGTCGGTATTTCATAAAATTGATTTAAACCTATATGGTTTATATCAATCATAGCACACGTGTAATAATATGGAAGAACAACAACAACAACAACAACAACAACAACAACAACAACAACAACAAACCAAGCGCATCGAACAAATGAAGGAGGTTCAAGCGAAAGGATTAGAGCTTTTCACACGAAAAAACGCGGATTACGGTGACGCGTTTGCGAAATATGGAGTCATCGGCGTGCTCATGCGGATTGAAGACAAAATCCAACGGTCGATGTCGATCACCAAGAATGGAGTGAATTTAGTCGCCGACGAAGGCATCCGCGATACACTCATCGATTTACATAATTATTCTGCGATGGCGTTGATGTTGCTGGATGAATAAAAATGACTTAAAAATGACTCAATATGGTTATATGTGTGTGTATGACGATTCACACTTGTTACGCACGCTCCTTTAGCTCAGTTGGTCATAGAGCACGGATCTTATGAGTCCGGGGTCACGGGTTCGAGCCCCGTAAGGAGCATTTTTTCCTTTCTTTTACACGATGAAATTTAAATACTAATATTATATATAATGTCGAAACAATCGTCCCGTCAAACTCAATCCGGCGCAAGTCGCCGCCGCCGTCCTCGTAAATCGTCAGCAGCGCGACGCCACCGCAAATCCGCGTCTAATGCTGCCCGTCGCACTCGTTCGCACCCTCGCCGCCATCTTCAAAGCGGTGGATGAGGCCAGGCCCCCCCTGTTGCGAATTAAATAACTATATAATTATTTGAATATAGAATATTGATACGTATTGTTGTGAAGACACATTTATAAACCGAACTAACGGCGAAATGTGGTACTGATTTGATACGTTATGATTCTATTATGAATATTTAGTATATCTATATTATAACTGCGTTAGATTGTTATAATATGGCACCGCCACCCGCATCTGTCCGTACTCGCAAAACGAACAAGGTGAATAAACCGGTTGGTATAAATAAACCAAAAGTAAAGACAACACTACATAAGAAAAAGGAAAGGGAAAATGAATCCAAAAAGAATAATAGCAGCAGTGGCCTAGATGAGAAAGGTAATCCATTCCCGTTTGATGATCCAAAAGGAGGCGGTGACCCGATTTGTCCGGGTGGTTATAAAATCGATTATGATTTTGACCCATTCAACGACCCCATCAATCCACCATTTCGATGTATTTCTGCGTTGAAAGACCCATCTGACGGACCGTCTATCATAAATAAATTAAATAATCCGGCAAGCAATATTACGGATTTGGCTTCTGTAACAGCACCGGCTGCTGGCGGTGGGAAGAGCGCGAAGCGAATGCGGCGACGTAAGCGTAAGCATAAGCATACGCATAAGCATACGCGTAAAATCACACAACGACATAAAAAATAAGTGATTGTTATTATTATTGTTATTGTTACGTTTGTGATTGTCATGATTCTCTGTCTGTCACTCTAAAACCCGATATCATAATCATCATCCACCTTACCCAATCGAACCTTCTTCACATTATCCACACACGATTGAATCGCCAACTTCGGAATACCACATTTATCTGTATCCAGTCCAACCGATGAGTTCGCCTTGAATGCTTCGTCGATTTCTTCATTCGCATCTGTATGGCGATACTCTACCGCTTCTTGTTTCATCATCTCGTCGATATTCACGAGCACCTGAAACGCACTCGTTCCATAATAGCCTTCTTGACCGCACATCACATTCGCCGATATACCACGCATCGGGTCCAATTCCGCATGTCGAGCCGCCTTCAAGAACATCTCAGGCGTCTCTTCAAATGACGCTTTCGCAATCGGACCAATATCGTCGCTGTTGATTCCATGGCGGAAGATTGATATCATCGACGAAGACACCGTCATACGGTCACACAACAAACACACATGATGATAGTTAATTGGCGAGTCATCAAACACTTCAACCAGCTCATTATAAATCGCTTGACGCGCGGCTTCAATTCCAAATACGCGATACACTTCTTGAATATCATTACTTACGGTTCGTTTCGGGTCAATATAGTCCTGTCCAAGCATATGAAGGAGATTTGTGCCAGTCGTATCCAACACCCATGTATCCTTCTTTGTATAAACACCGTCCGACCTTACAAGCGTATTCTTGATCACACGCAGCATCACCTTTTTGATTCCCTTAACACCACGTAGAACGACATTATTCAGAAGTTGGTCTTGGAATGACTTAATCATATAGATATGGTCGGATTGGTCAAGCGGATTTTGTTTGTTGCCCGCTCCACCGCCACCACCGGACTTTTTACTTTGCGCGACATTCTCCATGCGGAGTCGAAATACGAGATTATCGTCATTATAATCCGAAAATGCGCAGCTCACTTCATACCCGTAACTATTCTTAATTGCAAAATGGATATCGTCCATCGTGAGTTTCTTGTCCAACATCGCTTCAGGGTCAATCTTGATACGGATAATCCATTTGGACTTCGTCGATGCCGATGCCGCCGACGCCGATGCCGATGCCGATGCCGCCGCACCACCACTACCACCCGATGGAACGTTCGGAACACCCGAAGTGCCAGCACTCTCCGAATCACGCACACACTCTTCAATCAACTTTTCAAACTCTTGATATTGGGTCATCACAGCGCGGTCCTGTTCTACGAGAGTATTCAAATCATCTGGGTCAAAGCATACCTCTATACTCTCCACAACCTCTGCCAATTTGGTATGCTCAATCATCGGGATGAATTCTTGAACACGCTCCGGGGTCGAGCCGTCGTCTTCCTTGAAATACACCGTAATCGACGGATTCTTTGGATTCTCTGAAAGCGTCAGGATTTCTTCGATACGCGGCACACCACGAGTTGCGTTCGACTTGGAAGCAACACCAGCAGAATGAAATGTGTTCAACGTAAGCTGTGTCGTAGGCTCACCGATACTCTGGGCGCTCACCATACCCACCATCTCACCCGGAGCAACAATCGACCTCTTATACTGAAGATTAATCACGCTGATGAGAATCGATAGAGCACTCCGGTTGAAACGCTTTACCAATAACAGCTCCTTCGGCGACAAGTAATAGTAATACATGACCTTGAAGAGAAGAGTGGGAGACGCATAATACAAGTTCTCGAGTTGGCGATATCCCGCTGAAATCATATCCATCGCTTCCAACGGCGTAATATCCACCATCGAATTCTGGTTGATTTGTTGCTGCGATTGGACATTATTGATAATATGCGTAAATGACACCGGCATCTGAACGCTCTTATTATCTGTACGGTTGAATACGCGTTCGATGATGAGGTCACGCATCTCAATCATGTTGTCGATGGTTTCGCGGATTTTCTTCATAGTCGCCGCCTTCTCCTTCTTCATCTTAGCGTAGGCGGTCTTGGTAAATGCGGTCGCTGCGCTTTCTTGCGTCTCGCTGGAATTGTCAAGAGGCATATGGAAGTGAGCATAGATTTCATCAAGACTCATTCCAACAAGGGGGAGGGACTGGTTTTCAACTTTAATGGTGTCGATACCGTCATCGCCGTAGGCGAATTGGATAATACGTTGCTTGCCGTTGCGGACGGTCATATCGTATTCGACTTTAAGGTCTTCCATGCCTTTGATAAGACGACGCTGGATATATCCAGTGGTGCTGGTATCGCGGACTTGAAGGCCGTTGGCTAGACCAAAGTTGAGTGTCTTGGGGATGGTCAAGTCATACATCTTCGGATGAAGAGCAG